AGCACGGCCATGACCCAGATGACAACAGCTGTGCGGAGCGGAATGACAGCCACACAGACCACAGTCACCGCCAGCATTACCGCAATCCGGGTAACCACCGCCAGCGGCATGACCGCTACAGTCACGGTCATTCGTAGCAGCTTCACCCAGATCACCGCCACGGCCACGGGGTCGATGACGGCGATGAGAACAACCGTAACCACCACACTCGTATCCATTCGGAGCGAGTACACGTCCACCACGGCCCAGATGTTGGCCACCACGAGGACCACCTTCACGGGCATCTTCACTGAGATCGCCAGGGCTATGAACCAAGCGGTGCAAGCGGTATCCTCTGCCGTGGCCACGATGCGCTCCACGATGAACTTCTCCTGGTCGCTTCCACACCTGAAGGTGCCGCACGTCACCGTGAGTGGGACATTCAGCATCGACCCGCCCAGCGCCCCCAAGTTCAACGTCAGCTGGTACAAAGAGGGCGGCATCCTTGACGGCGCTCAGATCTTCGGAGCAGCCGGAGGCAACCTCCTCGGAGGCGGCGAAGCAGGAAAAGAGGCGGTCCTTCCGCTCGATGAGCTGTGGAGCAAAATGCGGTCCATCATGACCGAGGTGATCACCGGGGCAAACAGCACGGACAGCACGTCCGCTCTGGCCGACAGGCTGGACGCTGCGGCCTTCGGAGACAGCAACGGGAACATGGCCGACCTGGCCGATCTGCTGGCCGGGAACGGTGACGATGGATCCGACAGCGATACCGGGGAGAACCCGAACTACCAGATCACCTATTCTCCGACCTTCCAGTTCTACGGTGACGCACCGAGCCAGGAGGACATGACCGAAGCAGCCCGGATGAGCCAGGACGAATTCAACGACATGATGGATGAGTGGGTCAAGACCAACAGCAGAAAGAACTTCTGAAAGGGGGCGTAAACATGGACACCTACACCACGGTCTCCGGGGACACCTGGGACATCATCGCACGGGCGGTCTATGGCGATGAGCTAAAGGCCGATCACCTGATGCAGGAACGGAAAAACCTCCCGCTCCTCGATTACCAGGTGTTCCCGTCAGGGGTCACGGTTTACGTCCCCGACCTTTCAGAGGAAGAACTGAATGAGGACGATCTGCCGGATTGGAGGAAAGACTGATGGCCACAGCAAGACGGGCCACCGTGTCCCTGACATATAACGGCAAGAGCGCCGCCCAGATGGCGGAATACCTCTCCAGCTTCAAGTACACCGATGTGTCCTCCGGCACCAGCGACAGCATCAGCATCGAACTGAACGATAAAGACCGCCGCTGGATCAACGGGTGGTTCCCCCAAAAGGGGGACCGCCTGAAGCCGGTGATCGAGCGCCACAACTGGGACGCTGACGGAATCACCACCAAGATGAAGTGCGGCACCTTCGTGGTCGATGACTTCTCCTTCAGAGGCGGACCGCTCCGCTGCACCATCGAGGCGGTGGCGCTCCCGTCCACTTCCGGCTTCAAGTCCACCGAGAGAACCAACACCTACGAAAAGACAACCCTCAAAGAGATCGGCTCGGTGATCGCCAAAAGGAACGGCCTCTCTCTTGTTTTTGAGGCAACGGACGTATCCATCGAAAGCGTAGCCCAGGACAAGCAGAACGACAGCAGCTTTTATAACGACCTGGTCGTGAAGTACGGGCTGGCCCTGAAAATCTACAATGACCGGCTGGTCGTATTTGATGAAGCGGTCTACGAGGCAAAGCCCCAGGTGGCCACGCTCACAGAGGCAGACTTCGAGCCGGGATGGACGTGGGATACCACACTGGCCGGAACCTACACCGGCGTGAGGTACCAGTACACCCACACCGAAAAGAATCAGACCTTCACGGTGAACGTGGGCGGCGGGGAAAGGATCCTGACCTGTGACGATGCGGCGAACAACCAGACCGAGGCAACGCTGATCGCCCTGGCAAAGGTGAACAACGCCAACAAGGGAACCACCACCATGAAGATCACGCTCCGCACCCCGGCATGGAACATCGTGGCCACGCAATGCATCGTGATCAAGGGCCTCGGCCAACTAAGCGGGAAGTATTACGTGGAAAAGGCCACGCACACCGTGGCGGACGGTACCAAGACCTCCCTCGAACTTCGGAGAGTGGAAAAGCGGTTCGTGAAACAAGCGGAGCCGGTAGCCCCGATAGTTATCTCCAGCAGCACCGCAGAGGAAAAGAACTCCTCCACCACCTTTAAGAAAGGCGATAAGGTCCGGGTGACGCAGGGGGCAAAAACCTACACGGGCGGCGGACTGGCCTCCTTCGTTTACACCACGGTCTATGACGTGATCCAGGTCGGCGGCAGGAACCTCCCGGATGACCGAATCGTAATCGGGCTGGGGAGCGCCGTGACCGCAGCCGTCAAGGCGGCGGACCTTTACCCCGCATAGGAGGTAGCCCATGAGCGAAATGAGAGTGCTGCGAATCGGTAAGATTTCCAGCATCAACTACGAAAAAGGCACCGCCAGAGTGACCTATGAGGACCGGGACGGCTCCACCACCATAGAGCTGCCGTTCCTCGCCTGGGAATACTGGATGCCAAAGATAGAGGATCGGGTGGTAACCGGCCACTTCACCAACGGCACCACAGGAGCCGTGATCCTCGGACCCCTATGGCACGATGACAACCGCCCCATCGAGGGAGCGGAGGGCATCTACCGAAAGGAATACGAAAATGAGCAGGGAGCGGCCTATGAGCGGTACAGCGAAAGAGACAAGAGCCTCAAGATCGTGGCCGGAGGCGTAACGCTCACCCTGCAGGGAGGCACCCTGACCGTTTCCGGCAGCATGAGCGTAAGCGGCAACCTGGCGGTGAGCGGTGACCTCACGGTAGGCGGAAAGGCCACGGTGGCCGGTGCGGTGGCCGCAGCTTCGGCCAGCACCACCGGCGATATGACAGCCGGAGGCATAAGCGCCAAGAGTCATACGCACACAGCGCCATACGGTGAAACCACCGGGCCGCATTAAAGGGGAGGGATGAGAAATGGCTACAATCGGCAGCTGGGGCAACGCCCTGATTTTTCAGACAAACGACACCCGCATCCTGACCTTTGACAATTTCAAGCGCACTGTCTCCTCCTCCTGGGCAAACCACAGCCGGATCGGGAAGAAAGACCGCTCGGAATTCATCCGGGCAGACCTCCAGGGCGTCACCTTCACGATGGTGTTTGATGCCACCCTCGGAGTGCGGCCCAGGGCCATGCTGGACACGCTGGCCAGCGCCGTGGAGAACGGCGAAGTCAATACCCTTGTCCTCGGAGGCAAGCGAGTGAGCGGTTACCGCTTCAAGATCAAAAAGACCACTGAGGCGTGGGACGTAGTCCTCCAGCAGGGCCAGCTTGTCCGGGCAAAGGTCGATGTGACGATGGAGGAATACCTATGACGCTACGAGATGTGGAATTCAATATCCGGGGAGAGCTGACAGAGCCGGAGGACATCCTGCGCTGCCTTCGGAACCTCCTCATGACCCCAGCAGGAACCGTCCCGCTTGACCGGGACTTCGGCATAGACCAATCCTTCCTGGGGTACCCGCTCGATGTAGCGCAGAGCCTCATCGCCGTGGAGATCATCGACAAGGTGGACCGATACGAACCGAGGGCCTCCGTGACAGAGGTGGAACTCACCCCCAACATAGAGGGGCAGATTACAGCAAAGGTGGTGATTACAAGTGGCTGATACATTGCAATCCGTTTTTGACCTCCCGGACGTTTCCTTCACGGATAACGATACCCTCAAGGCCATGCAGACCCGGCTCATTGCCAACTACGAAGCCCGGTACAAAGAGCTGACCGGGAAAGAGATCAGCCTCGCACCCGCCGATCCTATGAGGATCCTGCTCTACGCCGTGGCGCTCGACCTTTACCAGATCGAACAGTACGTGGAGAGAGCCGGAAAGCAAGACCTCCTCAAGTACAGCTACGGGGACTTCCTGGACCACCTCGCCGCAGGGCGTGGCGTTACCAGGCAACAGGCGGCAGCCGCCACCGTAACCCTGCGCTTCACCCTTTCGGAGGCAAAGAGCTATGCCGTGGGCATTCCAGCTGGGACCCGTGTCACCAACGGGGACGGCGTCTACTTCCAGACCCTCGAATACGGGGAGGTTCCCATCGGGGATCTGACCGTGGACATTGAGGCGGAATGCACCGAGGTAGGCGCAGCCGGAAACGACCTCACGGCGGGGCAGCTCAACATTCTGGTGGACCCGGTGGCCTACGTGGCCTCGGTGGCCAACACCGATACCAGCAGCGGAGGCACCGACCTCGAAACGGATGAGAGCCTCGCAGAGCGGGTGTTCCTCGCCCCGTCCAGCTACAGCGTGGCAGGGCCGGACGATGCCTACATCTACTGGACCAAGACCTACAACACCGACATCGGATCCGTGAAGCCCACAAGCCCGAACCCCTGCGAGGTCGTGATCTACATCCTGATGAAGGACGGCTCCCTCCCGGCAGCCGGAGTGGTAAGCGGCCTTCAGGAATTCCTGCAGGACGGGCAAATCCGGCCCCTGACCGATCAGGTCACGGTATCCACACCATCGGTGCGGAACTTCTCCATCAGCCTGACCTATTACATCAACCGCAGCGACAGCGCCCAAGCAGCATCGATCCAGTCCGAAGTGGCAAAGGCCGTGAGCGATTACGTCACATGGCAAACCACCGAGATCGGGAAAGACATCAACCCCTCGGAATTGATCAAGCGGGTGGTCGCTGCCGGGGCAAAGCGGGTAACCGTAACCGCCCCCGTGTTCACCACGGTGGCCGAAACAGAGGTGGCACAGGTGACCAAGGTCGAGGGAGAGCCGGACATAACGATCACATACGGAGGGCTGGAAGATGACTGACCTTTACAGCGGTCAGCTGACCGACCTCCTGCAGAACGAATCGGAGTACAACACCGAGATCGAGGCGCTGGCCTACGCCACCCTTCAGGAAAAGCAGCGCATCATGGATGAGGCGGACAAGACCCGGACGCTGGCCATGATCGACCAACTCCCGGAGGACGTTCTGGACGTCCTGGCCGTGGAGCTTCGCTCCCCCTATTACTCCGATGACATGACCATCGAGCAAAAGAGGACCATCATCAAAAACATTCTGGTCTGGTTCTACCACGCCGGAACCCCCGCCGCCGTAGCGGAGATGGCAGCCGCCATCTTTGGCAGCGGCCAGGTGGTGGAGTGGTTCGACTTCGACCCGAATGACGGCGAGATCGTCCCCGGAGAGTTCGATGTGGAAACCAGCGGAGAGATGCAGGATCCGCTGGTATTCATGGAGCAGATCAACCGCATCATTGGCCGGGTGAAAAACACCCGCTCCCACCTTCGGATGGTTCGGTTTTTGAGGATCGTCCACGTCCCGGAGGCGGCAGTCATCCTGCCCCAGCACTACGCCGTGAACCCGATCAGCAACGTGATCAGGGAAACGAAAGAGGCAGGGCCGTCTATCGGAGCGGCAACCTTCGCCCAGGCAAGCCCAGCGGTCACCATTCGGAACGTGCTGGATGAGCTGACACAGATCAGCGTCATCCTCCCCGCCGCCGCATTCGCTCAGGCGGTGCCGATGGTGACCATTCAGGCCAGCGCCTGAAGAAGCGCCAAAACCGGCGCAACATTCACCCGGATATAACCCCGCCACCACCGAGGTTATATGAAAATAAGCAAAGGAGGTAACTCACAACATGGCAGCAGACTTTAATGCTGGCGTACTGACCACCAAGGGGCTGGCGCTCCTGGCCAAATGGCAGCTGGGCAGATGCACCCCCACGATCACCCGTGCGGTCATCGGTTCCGGCTCCTACTCCAGCGGCGAGAGCATCGTCAACCGAACCGCCCTGAAGTCCCAGAAGCTCTCCGTGGGGATCAGCACGAAGTACATCCAGAACGACAGCACCGTCCTTCTGAAATGCATCTTCGACAACAGCACCCTGACCGCAGGCTTCAAGGTGACGGAGATCGGCGTCTATGCCACGGATCCCGATGACGGCGAAATCCTCTACAGCATGGCCGTCAGCGCCGACCCCGGCAACGCTGACTATCTCCCGGCCTACAACGGCACCTACCCCGCGACCATCGTATTCAACTACCAGGTCGAGGTGGCAAACGCCAGCACGGTCACCATTCAGGCCGGAACCGGGGCCTACGCTCCCGCCGATGACTTCAATGAGCTGTCCGAGGACGTGGCCGAACTCACAATCCAGGCGGCAGCCAATGAACTGGCCATCCGGGAAATCGTGGCGTCCCTGCTTCAGGATGAGCGCCAGATCGCCAAGCTGGTCACGGCGGCAAGCGCCACCGAAACCGGGACGGTCACCCTGACCAACACCAAGGAGTACCCGTTCAACAACAGCAAGGTCACCGTGGCGATCACCAACACCAGGCAGAATCTGTTCTACGATGTGGAAACCGAGGTCACCGCCTACAGCGGCGGACTTCCGGGGGACGTCATCGTCTCGGACAAGCAGCTGAACGGGTTCAAGCTGGAGTTTGATGGCTCCGCCAAGAGCGTGACCATCGCCTACAAAATCAAGGAGGGCATGACAGTATGATCATCATCGAAAAGAACCCTGGGGAAAAAATCCCCTACGAGGTCAGCGGCAAGAGGATCACCTTTGACGATGACCTCTCCCTGAACCTTGCCAAGCAGGAAAAGGACTGGCCCGTCCACATCGACATCTGCGTGGACGGTGACGGCAACCTCTGCAACGGCACCGGCGCTGGCCTCTATTACGTGGCCCAGATCGACATCCCCGCCGCCGTGTACACCGAGCCGGAAACCGAGGGTGATACTTCGGAGAAGCAGCCGCTCGACATGGACACGGTGACCCTCACCCTTTGGAGCATCGATGACCTCATCGAAGCCCTCGACAATGAATAAGGAGGAAAACCACAATGGCAAACTTTGATGTTGCGGACCTGGCCCTTCAGGCCGTGGCTCCCGGAAACAAACTGCTCTATGACGATAAGGGCCTCCCCTCCGTCATGGTTTACGTCCCCAAGTTCAAGCTGAGTGAGGTGATCACCGGAGGCGCTGATGCGTACCACCCCGCCTTCATCATCAATGGCACCGTGGTGGACGGCATCTACATCGGCAAATACCAGTCCGTGGTCGAGAACGGCAGAGCCTACAGCCTCCCCGGCAAGGATCCCAAGGCGAACATCACCTGGGACACCGCCCGTGGCTACTGCGAGGCAAAGGGTGCCGGATGGCACATGATGACCAAGGCCGAGTGGGGCATGATCGCCCTCTGGTGCAAGGCTCACGGCATCTTCCCGAAGGGCAATAACAACTACGGCAGAGACACCACGGAAACCGCCTACCAGGCGATCCCCGCCACCTACGGCAGCGATGGCAAGATCAACCACACGCTGACCGGCACAGGCCCCCTGACCTGGAGCCACGATGGCACCATGAAGGGCATCATGGATCTGAACGGCAACGTCTCGGAGTGGGAGGGCGGCTACCGTACCGTTTGCGGTGAGCTGCAGTTCCTCGCTTCCAATGCGGAACCCGGAAACGATGCCGCCGACAAGAGCCACTCCCAGGCCGCCGCTTCTTCGGAGTGGAAAGCCCTCGATGCCAGCACCGGCCTCTTCATTACGCCGAATGGCTCCGGCACCACCCCCAACAGCGTGAAGGTGGACTGCATCAGCAGCAAGCCCAAGTACTGCATCACGATCACCACCAGGAACGAGAGCTTCAATAGCGGCATCCACGAGATCACCTGCACAAATGACATCAGCGATGCGGCAAAGAAGGTTCTCCGGGCCTACGCTCTCCTGCCGGAGGACGGGGCTGTGGCTGCGGACTACGGTGACGGCGATAGGCTGTATTTTAACAACAGCGAAGCGGCCACCGAGCGTCTGGCCAACGGCGGTGGCTATTACACGAGCACCACCAGCGCAGGGGTGTTCTGCAGCTACGGCAACAGCAACGCCCGCTCCAGCGCGAGTGCGGGCATCGGCTTCCGCCTCGCTTATGCCGATTTGCCAACTGAGTAACTGACACCTGACAGGGGCTGCGGGAGCAGCCCCATACCCAAAGCCCAGCGTAACGATGAAAGGAAGGAAAGGCCGTGACCGAGGTCGAGAATACTTTTCTGAGCAATGTCCCGGATGAGTGGGAGCCAACCGATAGCATCCTGCAGAAGAAGATCTGCAAGATGATCGAGGACACCTACCCCATCCTGCAGAACTTCCCAAAGAGCGAGAGGTACGCCATGACCGCCGATATGAAAAGAATCATGGACACCATGGTGGAGTTGACCATTGATGCGGATAACCACCACCGCAAAACCGCCCTGGAGAAGCTCGACATTGCCAACAAAAAGCTGAAGAAGTACGTCCACCTTTCCTTCCGTTTACGGTTCATGCCACCCAGACAGTACAAGCGATGGAGCGCCATGCTGAAAGAGATCGGACAGATCATCGGCGGCAGGATCGCAGAGAGCAGGAACCGATAATTCATCCCCACAGGGAGCCGGATACAGCGTCTGGCCAACGGCGGTGGCAATTACACGAACACCACCAACGCAGGAGTGTTCTACAGCAACGGCAACAACAACACCCGCTCCAACACGAATGCGAACATCGGCTTCCGCCTCGCTCTGCCTCAAGATAAAGGGCAACGATGCCCGGTGGCCAAGGCTGCCGGGACCGGCTGGCGCTCCGATAAAGGGTGTCAGCTTCACCGATGAGGCAAAGGATCCGGCCCCCTTGCTCCCAAAAAGCAGAAAAGGAAAAGAGCGGCGGTAGGCTGATCGGCTAACCACCAACCGGCCTCGCAAGTCCGGCAGTAGACCATCGAAACCTGGGCCGCTGCGAAATATATGTCAATTCGAAACGTTTACGAAGAAACGACCTCGTTCTCTTCACTCTCCCAGGCAGAGGCAGACGTCACCAAGGGGAAAGGCGAAAAGCGGGATGTCCTCCTGTTCGAGCAGAACAAAGAGGACAACCTCCTGGAGATGAGCGCCATGCTTCGGAGAGGCGAAATCCCGAAGGTAAGGTACAGCAGCTTCTACGTTTACGTTCCGAAGGTCCGCAAGGTGATCTACATAGATTACCCCAGCAAGATCATCCAGAGGGCCGCATACAACACCATCAACCCCAGGCTGGTAAAGGGCTTCATCCCGGAAACCTACGCCTGCATCCCCGGCAGAGGCCAGCTGGCCGCAATGCTCAAGGTGCAGGACTGGATGAGGGAAACCCGGAGCCGCCCCGGAGAGTGGTACTACTACAAGTTCGATGTGGCCAAGTTTTTCTACCGCATCGACCACGAACGGCTCATGGCCATGCTTCGGCACAAGATCGGAGACAGGCGGATGACCGACCTTCTGGAATACTACATCTGCAACACGGGTACCGCCTTCGGATTACCCCTGTGTGAGAACCAGCAGGAAGTCACCGAAGCCGATATGCTCTACGAGGTCGGCATTCCCATCGGCGGCGGTTTGAGCCACACGCTCGGAAACCTATACCTTGACCCGCTGGACCAGTACATCAAGAGGGAACTCGGCGTAGAGAAGTACGCCCGGTACATGGATGACGGCGCTATGTTTGACACGGACAAGCAGCGGCTCATCGACAACGGCAAGAGGGCGGAGGAATTTCTGAACGAAAAGCTCCTGCTGGAGTTCAACAGCAAGACCGCCCTGCGCCCAGCCCGGTGCGGTATCGAGTTCGTGGGATGCATGATCTACGACGACCACACCCACCTTCGGAAAAGTACCACCCTGCGGATGAAGCGCCGCCTCGCCCAGGTGGAGGTCCAGTTCAACCGGGGAGAGATCACGCTGGAGAAAGCCCAGCAGACCGTGGCCTCATACAGAGCCATGCTGAAGCACGTGGACATGGATCGCTTCGAGGAAAAGCTCTGGGCGAACTTCGTTCTGACCCGTGGCGATTTGAAAGAGGCCAAGGCCCACCCAATTCTATACACAGAGGGATAACCATGACCCCAGAACTACTACAACACCTCTGCGACATCATCGATGCCCAGAGCGATATGATCCGGCAGCTGATCGACCTACTCGCCCAGCACCAGGCGGTGGAGGATTACGAGAGGGAGATGGAACAGCGGGAAAAAGAATACGCCGCCGTATTGGGCGGACGGGAGGGAGGTGAAAAGGAATGGACACCGTGATCACATTCACCCCCGCCTCGCTGTTCGCCGGGATCCTCGCCGTCTGCGCCGGAATCTCCTGCATCGCAGCTGCCATCGGTTGGGTGATCAAGGGCATCCAGGCAGCAAAGGCCCCGGCCAAAAAGGTCGATGAACGGCTGACGGCGCTGGAGAAAACCACCGAGGAATACAAGCAGTTCTTTGCCAATGACAAGGACCGCCTGGATGCCATCGAGGATGGGAACCGTGTCACCCAGAGGGCAATCCTCGCCCTGCTGTCCCACGGCATCGATGGCAATGACATCGACAGCATGAAGGCAGCCAAGAAGGAGCTGCAGGAATACCTCATCGACAGAACATAACCGAAAGGAGAAACCACCATGCTCACCAACAAAACCTACGACGTCCTGAAATGGATCGCCCAGATCGTCCTCCCCGCCCTTGGCGCTTTGTACTTCGGCCTCTCCCAGATCTGGGGCCTCCCCTTCGGAGAGGAAGTGGTCGGCACCATCGCCGTGGTTGACACCTTCCTGGGTGCGCTGCTCGGAATCAGCACGGCCCAGTACAACAACAGGACCAAAGACTAATACCAGCCGCCAAAGGGCGGCACCCTCTAAGAAAGGAGAATCCCTATGGAAGATAAAGAACTCACCATCGAAGAAATCGCCGCCCAGAGCGGAGAAGAAATCACCGAGGAAACGGTAGCGGAGCTGACCGGCAACAGAGGGGAGGATGACTGACATGGCATACACGAACAGCCCCCTGGTCTCCTACACCCGGATCAGCCCGAACCAGAGCGGTACCCGCAAGTACCCGATCACCCGGATCAGCATCCACTGCGTGGTCGGCCAGTGCAGCGTGGAAACGCTGGGCGCTGTGTTCGCCCCGGAGAGCCGTCAGGCGTCCTCCAACTACGGCATCGGCTACGATGGCCGGGTCGGAATGTACGTCCCGGAGAGCAACCGCTCCTGGTGTACCAGCAGCAGCGATAATGACAACCGGGCCGTCACCATCGAAGTGGCCAGCGACACCACCCATCCCTACGCCGTCCGGGCTGCCGCTTACAAGACCCTCCTGGATCTGGTGACCGACATCTGCAAGCGGAACGGGAAGAAGAAAGTCGTGTGGTTCGGAGATAAGGCCAAAACGCTGGCCTACACCCCCGCCGCCGATGAGATGGTCCTGACCGTTCACCGCTGGTTTGCAAACAAGAGCTGCCCCGGCGATTACCTCTACAATCTGCACCCGCAGATCGCCGCAGAGGTTACCAAGCGCCTCGGAGGCTCCAGCACCGGCACCGGGGACACTACGCCCACCAGCGGCACCGTCACCCTGGATGCCGGAACCAAGCTGACGCTGAAGGGCGTGAAGATTTACAAGTCCTCCACCGCCGCCAGCGACAGCGGCACCAAGACCGGCACCTTCTATGTCTGGTCGAAGGACCAGATCAAGGGCAGGATCCGCATCACCAACAAGACCGGCAACGTGGGTGTGACCGGCCAGGTCACTGGCTGGATCGATGTGGCGGATGCCAAGGCAGCGGCCAGCGGCTCCACCGCCCCGGCCACGGCACCGGCCACCTTCACCCCGTACCTGGTGCGGATCATCGCCTCCATCCTGAACGTCCGCAAGGGACCCGGCACCAACTACGCCATCACCACGCAGATCCGCAGAGGCGAGGTCTACACCATCGTGGGCGAGGAAAGCGGCTGGGGCAAGCTCAAGAGCGGAGCAGGGTGGATTTACCTGGGCTACACCGAAAAGAGGTAAGGACACCCCCGAAAAACGAAAAAGGACAGGCGCTTCATGCGTCTGTCCTTCTTTGCGCCCTCGCCGCCGTAACGGCCCCGTGTGCGCTTTTCAATTCGGGTGGGGTAAGTTTACCCCCGGCCCCCGGCTGTGCGCTCTTTTTTCCAATGGAAAAATCAAACGCATTTGAAGCCGTGGCGATCCAGGTAGGCGGCAGCTTGCCGCTCCTGCGTGAAGGTGCGGGATTTGCGCTTCTGGCGGTCCCGCCCGATGACCACCGTGGAGCCGATGCCCTGGATGATCCAGCAGTCCTTCCCGTTCTTCGTGATGGGGTTGAAGTAGACCGCCTCGCCCTTTTCGTTTACCATTTTCATAATTCAGTCCTCCCATTCTTCCACCCGGACAACCTCGAACTGCGGGAAGTGCAGCTCCACGGAGAACCGGGCCATTTTTTCACTTTCAGCTTTGAGGTTCCGAATGGCAACCTCGTTCACGATTTCCCCGCCGAGGACAGCGATGCCGCTGTCCTCCCGGAGCTTGCAGTACACGGTGTACTTCATACCAGATACCTCCTTAATAGGTGCGGTGGGCGCTGGAGGCCATGCCATGGATCGCAGAGGCAATGCCCTCCTCGATGGTCGGGCAGTCGTGCCAATGCTTGGGGCCGATGAAGCGGTAGGCGTGGTTCCCGTTTGGATTGGTACCGTAGACGGTGACCTCACCGTTCTCTTCGTCCTGCAGAACCTCCATGATGGTTTCCCGGTAGACCCGGATGTCCAGGTTCTTCATACCTTCCATTAGTCAATCACCTCCCCGCAACGGCCACGCTCGATGAGCATGAATGCCGCCATGAGAGCCTCGCCCTCGGTAGAGAAGCGATCCGCCCATTTTTCAGACGCAAGCTCCAGACGGGCATCCACCAGGTCGAACTGCTCCAGATCGTCAACGGAGCGGTATACACGGCTCATGAAATATTCGCCGGAAGGGCCGGTGAAGAACTCGGCGGTAACCACGAAGTTCTTGTAGATCGTTACGATGCCCTCGCCATCGAGGTCCATCTTCAGAGAGAAGTAATTGATGGTTTTCATTTTCGGATCCTCCTTAAAAGTCGTACCCGGCGCACCGGGCGGTTTCCACGATTGCGTTGTAAGTACGTTTTCCAACGGTGTCGTACCAGCGGCTCTTGTATTCACGGCCATCCTTGGAGTAGGCCACGTGGCAGATGCCAGATTTCTGATTGACGAACACCCGGACAGTGAAGGTCTGGATCATGGAGCCGTGCCAGAGAACCTCGATCTCCTTCGACCATTCACGCTGCAGGATCAGCCCATCGCAGTCCTTCAAGATTTCGTTTTCAACGGGCCGCTCTTCAAAGCCCTTATCCTTCAGCATTTCCACCAGAACCTTCTTCATTTTCGTTTACCTCCAT